TTAGCTAATTCTTTATGAATCATATTTACAGTATATTTCATAACAACTGCTTCGGCCCCTTGTATTAAATAGTTCAAGGATTTATGCCTATCACTTGGGTCTAAACAAATTTTGCGGCCATCCAACCCAGGGATAAACCCTTGTTTTTCAACTAGATAATTAACTCGATCAATTAAATTAGCAAGGGCAGGTAATTCTTTTTTGTATTTTTTCATAGCAGATCTTGCTTCAGAAACTGTTTTACCGATATAACCACTAAGCTTTTGCGCACCTGCTCCATACAAGTAGGCAAATATAAATCTTTTTGCTTGATCCCTGCTACAGTTGAGAATATCGGCGTTCATTTGATGAATATCCCCGTTAAGGACAGTATCTGTAAATGCCGAATCTTTCATGAAATGAGCTAAAAGCCGAAGCTGACAAGCAGCGGAGTCGGCAGAAACTAGTCTGTATCCTTCTCTTGAGACAAAGAGCCTTCTGAATTCGGGGCCAAGTGTTGCTTTCCCTGAAGGTAAGTTGGCGATGACTCTATGTGTTTGCCGAAACGTTGGAGTACCGATATTAAAAACGTCTCCATGTAATCTTGAATTTTCATCGACATATTCAAACCACCCTTCTAAAATTGATTTCCTTGACCTAAGAGTATAGTACTCCATTAATGCCTGTCCAACCTCCCCTAACGGTTCCAGTGAACTATCTGTGAGTTTCGCGGAGACTTTGACGAATTTTCCATTGATCTTTTTCCAATTCCATTCGTCTGGTTTCCATCCAATTGATCCCAAATAAGATTTAACCGTATCAGTATTACCAATATCACCAATAGAGAAATCAACCCGACAGTAAGGGCCAACGACTTTGGAATCATCAACAGTGCTGCCCATATCAGAGCCAAACCAATTGATAATGTGGGAAGATAGCTTTCCTGCTTTCGTGAAAGTTGGGTTCTTCTCCTTCGCATAGCGTTTTCCTGTTTTTGTTTCATGTTTTATTGTTGTATCAGGGTCCACTACGACTGCTTTTCCTTTCAGCTTTGGATTCACAAAGTCGGAAATAACATTCATTTTGTCGTTAATAGTGTTCTGAAGTCGTTTAGCTGATTCTAGATCAAACTTCCAACCGTTCTCACACTGTTCTGTCATAACCATGTCCATGTCCATTTCGGATCTAAGCGCACTGAGTATCTTCTTAGACTTAGAAACCTTAACATAGTCTTGTAATTCTTTTATTAAATGCTTGTATACTTTTACACCAAGACGAACATCTTGTTGCATATACACGAACATGTCTTCGTTAAACTCTTCAAAGCCCGATGAATACTCTCCTTTGTTGTCTCTGAAGTATTCGCCCCACTTCTTGAGAGAATGCCCAAACCCGAATCTACGGTAATTAAGAACTTGAGACATTACTTTAGTACACTGTACTGTTGCTTTAGGGTTCCAACCTGTTAGCTTAGTTAAAGCAGGAACATCATAACCAAGCGCATTGTGAGCTATAATAATATCTGCTTTATCTAGTAGTTCTAAGAATTCATTTAGCTGATGTGGCCGAAACCAGTACTCAGTACTAGTCTCGACATCAATTGCACCTGCACAATGAAACTTAGATATTTTAGGCAAAAGATTATCTGCCTCAATATCAAATACTAGTTTCATCAACTTTCCTCATTTCTTTTGACAAGTTGTATAAGAGAAATGCTATCTGATCTCCATTACCCTCATGGATATTTTTTAACCAAAACTGACCTGCCCAAAATTCTAATGAGTTTGCTAAGCTTGAATAAGTAGTATTATCCATATCAAACTCTAATTTTTTAAGTGTATCTACTATAGTGTTCATCCATAATTTCCACTTCTGTCTCTTTATACAGTTCGTAGCTTATTAAGGCTTCGTGTATTGCTCTCCTGATTGTTACATCAGGATACCATTCACGATACATTTTTGCCATTCTACGGATACATCTGTAATCCATTTATATTAATCATCCTCATCTAATAAAGTCTTAAGTTTAACCTGTGCATCGTATATATCCCCGAATATTTCATCAAGAATTTCATACTCACAATCACCTGTTTCATGAAAATAATGAATTGCAGAGTCTAAACTTTGTAAAGCTTTTTTCAAAGTAGGACGAGTTTTTTCAAATTGTTTTCTATGCTCTGCGCCATATCCCTCATTCCAATTGTCAATTTCTTCTTGAGTTAACATATATTTATCCTCATAGTTCATTTTTTCTACGAAATCAGGCCACGCCATCAATAACCTTTACAAGCCTGTTAGCATACCACTCGATCTTTTTAGCATCTTGGCCTATAGAGTCTTTTCGACCTAAACGACAAGCATATTTGAATATTTGACCTAGTAAGTGGCCTTGTACACCGTTATGGTGGGCAAGTATATACTCCATTAAATCCATGTACTCCAAACCATCGGGGTGTTTCTCATAGGCTTCGGGGGGAATCATCTTGTAGTGTTTTGGGTTAATGATCGCATCTTTTTCTGCGTTTTTCATATTTTCCCATTTTTTCTCTGAACCACCAAATACTTTCCCCATAAGGCTTGGTATTTCATCTCTAAAACGAATATCTTTTTTAACTTCCACAGTTTCCATGCCGTTATTCTCTTGCTCGATTAGTTCTTTCATGATTCTCTTTTCTACTCTGTTATACTTGTTATCCATAAGAAGTTCTGTCCAAGATGAAATGCCATCGTAGGAAGGTATAAGTCTATCGTAACCATTTCCAAAAACGTGAATGACAGGATTGTGTTGCCTACTACTCCAAAGAGACCAACAATCAATCGCCTCTTGCCAACTATTAGTAGTGCATTCTATTTCTCGTAGTGAGTTGTTTCTGGACACTTTGTAAGTAAACTTATCCATGTTTTTTTGCTTTTAACTCCTGTACATGTTTTTTAAGTACCGATTTGTTTGAGTAGCCCATCATTTGGGCTGCTTTCTGTTCTGCCTCATATCTTGAAAAGTGTGCGTCATATTCAAGTATAGCCGCTCTCTCTTCAAAGCAATCATCTATTATTCGCCAATCATCTTTTTTCGTATTCATCGCATAGTTCCTCCTCAAACCAACTACCATAAAGTTGGATTAAATAGTTATACAATCTTTTAGAGATTTTCTTTCCAGTTTCAGCATTATAGATGCCCTCGATTTCGCAAGCTATCCATGCAGGTTCATCTGAAAAATGCTTATTTGAACCACCTGTAGTTAGATAACCGCAGATATCAATATCAAAAGCATTAGTACCTTTAAAGTCTTCTATAGTAAGCCTTGTACTATATAACTCTCTCATTGGTATAACTCCATTACAGGTTTGTTTTCATGAGTCCTTAGTTGTACTAAAACCCCTTTTGTAATTGGTTCTTTAGTGTCAGCAAATACAAAACTTTTATATTTGTAAGGATTGTAAGTTATGAGCCTACCTTTTCCAAGACTAAAGAACATATCATATTCAATTTTACCTACAACAAAAGCATGTACGTTTTTAGATTTATCTCTTAACACTTTTTCTCGTCCAGCTTGCCTAACGACAAACCTTGGTTGTGCTACAACTACTGAGTCTGTATGAGCGACAACTTTGCCGTAACCGCTCGCCTCACGGGACTGAATTGAAAAAATGTCTTTATGTAAATTCCAGTATACAGCGGCTTTCATTCATCCACCCTTTTTTTCGTTCCAATTATACTTATCAAAGTCTTCACTTTTATTATCTTTAGGCCTAAGTTCTTTTTCAAGCTTTTTTGCTTCTTCCTTTGTTAATCCTTCCGCAATAGTTTCTATAAATACGCTTTCTTGATATCTTTTCATAAAAGTATGAACCCTACGCTTATTACGAACAGCGCTAGGATTAAAAGCCTCAGATATTTCAATTCCATACCTAAGGCCTAATCCAATTTCATTCAACTTACTTCGACCGACATATCCTTGATGATGTCCTCGGTGTTGTGGAACATGAATCCAATATACTCTATGCTTTCCATCTTTGTTAACATGATTATAAGCGGTTGTCATACAGCTAGTCATCAATTTTATCTCCAAAATACTTCTCCATAAATCTTAGTAGGCTTTTTGGGCCATATATCATTGTTACTGTATCATGATATACGCCCTCTGGCCCACAAATAGCTATTTCAGGTTTACCGTTCATAGAAACAACAGAAATTTCTTCTGCTTCATTAATTGGAATTAGCACTTGTTGTCGATCCAATTTATTTATATTCAATGCCATCCTCCCATACCCTTAACTTTTTAGTTTCAACGATCATAACGTTATAACCTCCTGCTTTGTATTTTTGATACCAGTTTACAGCTTTCTCATAAGAATCAAAAGCTCCACCTTCAGGTTCCCAATACCAATCGCCTAGCTCATCTTTAAGCCATATATGAATCTCATACACTCTCGGTGCTATTCCCATTTTCATTGTTCTCCAGCTCAGTAAGGATACTCGTCATTGTCATCATTGTTTACTTCTGTTTTAAAGTCGTCTTCCACTTCGCAGGAATAAGTAGGTGCAACGTGACACGTTACTTGGTATTCTGGCGAAGGGAATTGAGATTTAATTTTTGAGGCTGCTTTCTGAATACGAAAGAAATCATCATCTTTGATACGAAAAAGAAACTTATAAGCGTCTTCTGTATCGTTCCAGTTGCGGCCATAACGTTCTGCTACATTAATTTTGTACATAGAATGGCCCCCTTGTTACAACGTAATCATAATCTAACCACCCTTGCGATTCTTCTACTCCTTTAATAAAAGCAAGGGCTTCTGCATGAGTGTCAAAAGGATAATCTTCTTTAGTTTCAAAAGTTTCTCCCCATGTCATTTTAACTACATATTTCATTTTATGATTTGACATTTACAAAGAGCCTCCACGCTCATAATCTTCGTCAGTTCCAAAACCTGCAGACGCAAATGCATAACCATCATCTTCAAGGTTATACTCAAACTTACTCCACTCTCCATCATCAAAGTCAGGATCGTCATAGTTACAAGTCTCAACTTCTTCTTTATTTGCTTCATATTCAGAAACAAAAACAAGCTTTTCTTCAAAGACTTTAACTTTAAATCCGCGACTTGTTTGATGATACACAGTACGCTCGACATAATCTTCACTACAACCATTGTGGGTCTGCCAAGAAACCTCTTTATCCCATTCTTTGTGCCAGTAATAAGAAATAACGGTATAAGTTTTATTTTCCATTCCAACCTCCTAAAAAAGTTTTATTGTTTTCCACTTCGTAAAGTTCTACTCTACGGCTTTCTTCTAATAGTAACGCTTCACACGCTTCTACTGCTGTTTCGTAGCCCATAAAAAAGTCGTAGTAAACACCGTTTACTTTTACTTCGTAGTAACACTCAGTTATAGAATTGTCATCACTCTGCATATTCTACACATGCCCCCAAAGATGATTGCAACGTAATATGGGTTTCAGTAGCCATGGCTGTTACAAAGGGGTTCAACTGGTCAGAAGGTGCTTTCCAAACAATTATTATTTTGTTTTTCATATGAGCAAACATTATTTCTGCTGCAGTACCTTGGCCTTTTATATTCGGCACTTCCCTCATGTCTACTAAAAGAACTTCACAACGCGCAATATCTCTTAAATCTTGTTTAAAGATTCTATTAGCGATATTTTGCTCTAGACCTTTATCATTAAGAGTTTGGTCATGATAACTGATTCTTCGTGTAGGATCAAGAACACTTATACCTGCGTCCTCTAAAAAGTCTTTTGCGTAAGTTCTCCAACCTTTCATTCTTTTAGGTTCTAACCCCGCCATTGGACCTGCTAAATAAACACCTCTACATAACTTCATGTCCATAATGCCTCACCCGTTAATAGTACCGCATGGCCTACAATTGGACCACCTACCAACTCAGAAGCTTCTATATTGAGTTCTAATTGTTTATGTAAACCATCTTCATCAACATAAAGTTGATCTCTTGAATTGTACATAACTCTTTCTACATAACCACCTACTAATTCTTGTACTTCTCTTAAACTAGGCGGTTTATCTTCAAACACCGTTATCATTCCGTCCATTTTTATTCTCCTATAAAACAAATCTGACTATTTTCGTAAAAAAGGGGAAGACTCCTTAGAATCTCCCCCGCTGTAGTTAAATTAGAATGTTAAGTCGTCTTCTAAGTTATTAGCTTCATCAATCACTTGATTATCTGCTACTTTAACTACTTGCATATCAACCATTTCAAAATCGTCTTCACGAGGTTTTGGTTCATATTCTTTATAGGTTGTTACTTGAACAGCCATAAGCATACTGGCTATTCCTTCTCGTCCTGCCACATTATAAGGATATTGATATATCCTCACGTTACCGACAGATCCATTTCCTAGTTTATCAGGATTAATCTCAGAAAGATCTCCACCAACTAGCTGCACAGGGTTTTGGTCTGCGCCGTCTCTTTTCTTTGAGCGTTTCTTAATTGTTGCCTTGTAAAACATTCCAGCATCGTCTTCGTCTGGTTTAACGTTGATGCTCATTTCTTTCCATTGCTTTGCTTTTGCTTTGTCGCGAGTCCTAATTTGCACTTCCCATGTGGGGTTCTCTTTATCAAACATAGCATTAGGCTTGTTTGGATTTAGTTTAGCAAAGTATAGTTCGCAATCTTTTAGTATAGCCATTATTTATTCCTCTTGGATTTGTTTGAATTATATTCTTTAACGTCAGGTATTGTTTGTTAATGTATTTCAACAATATACCAGACTGTAGGGTTGTCTTCTAGATAGAGTTCTGCGTAAAACTCTTTATCTCCTTGTTTTGGATTAATTAAAACCCCAAGGAGTTCTGTATTCGCTGTCTGAACATAAGCATACTCTTCTTTGCGCTCCCCGCCGATTTCAAAAGAAAAAGTAATATGCTTATGCAAAAGCGAAGTCGGATCTTTCAACATCTGAGACATTAAGGTCTCCCTTGTTAGGTGTTAAGTCTAAAGAGTCTAACTGTTCAAGTATATACTCTAGTGGTTCTAGTTCGTAAAGCTCTACAAACTTTTCTCTAACATGTTTAAACATATTATTCATGTTTCCTGCGTGTGATCCAAAAGAATCATGAACAACAGTCACGGGGTATGGCGCATCATGTATACACATCGTTAAATGAACAGCATCTAAGCTATGTACAATATTAGGCGCAGCACCTGTTTTTTGTTTAAGTTCATCTACAGTAGTTTCTTCCCATACCTGAAGTTGTACTTTGAGTATGTCGTCTCCATATTTAAGCTCTGTTCTTTTTGTTGTTGGTTTTCTGTAACCTTGAACAACGGGGAAGTCAGTTATTGGAGATTTCCACTGCAAGTATTGTTTCTTTTTATTTGCTCTTGAAGCTAAAGTTTGAAATAGCCTCAGAAGCATTGCTGGCCCTTTAAGTTCCTCATAACAGGTCTTATATACCAGAGAGCCAAGGAGTGCGCCCCAGAGATGCTCTTTGTCTCTCAAGTAGGGGGATATATTACGAGTGTCTTCTATCACCTGTTGGCCCATACCGTAAGGCGTACCGCCATAGCCAAGGGTCATGACATTTCTCTTAACAGTTTTACGCTGTATTTTTCGGCTGTCTATGTTTAGCCAATAAACAGGAAACAACTGCTCTCTTAAATATCTATTTTGATTACGCCAAGATTGAGCATTCTGAAAGGCTAAAACCTTTCTTTCTGACTTGTCAGGAGCATTGTCATACTCTCTTTGTAATCTTATAGCAGTTTCAAAAACTTCTTGAAATTTTTCTTTAATGTCAGGTGGTACACCTTTAGCCATTACTCGAAGTCTTTCCCATACTTTATCTGCTATAAACATATAAACATCTCCAGGGATTTCACTTGGAACAAGATTTACTAAAGGTGCTACTTCATCATCTTTAGACATAGCTACAAGATGTTGAACACCGTTATTAGAGCCATCAATGTATACTGGTAAACAGCTCGGAAAGTCTTCTATATCATGGCCATCACCTGTCCAGTTAGATATCATGCTATGTTCATTACATGCTGCTAAAAAACTAAAAGGTTTTTCTGCATCCATCCAACCTGTATTTTTAAATGGATCTGATATATAACTCATTAAATCATCAAAGTTATCCTGAACCCATTGAACTCGATCGTCTAAACTTACCTTGTCATTTCCCCAAACATTTGCAGTATGAACACATAACCAATAATAACCGTTTTCACCAAGTGCGACAGGCTCATCTAAAATCAGCAAACCTTTTGCATTGTCACTAGACTGCTCATGTAAGAACGCAGTATTAGGGTAAATACGACCTCGGAAGTCGAGGCTATATAAATGGTAAAAGGGCTTGTCTACGTGCTTCTCTGCAAGACTCTGTATAGCCTCTGCCTCTATTATTAGGGATGCTTTCTTGATCGGGTCAATTTCCTTCGTGTACTTGAAGGGGTTCTCCCCAGAATGCATACAGTTGTTATACACTTCAAATATTGGTAAGTTTATTCTCCATGCGGTAGATTGAAGTTTATTTAGAGTATTTACGATATAAGACATATCGTTATTTTCAAAGTATTTTATTGCTGTTTCATGGCCTTTCTTTATTACGCAAGTACCAGTTGATTCGTGATAACCCTCTCCTTTCCAAAGTTCAGGTGGAGAATTAACAGGAAACATATCACAATTTTCTTCATTGACAAGCTCCATCATTTCTTTGATTGCTTTCCAATCTTTTGCAAATACAAAATAAGATCTGTGCTTATCTTTCTTACCATTGCGATAGGTATGTTTTTTACGATATCCCAGAATCCCAAGTTCAATGTAGCTGACTAATACAAACCACCCGCCTTGAGCATCTAAAACTGTATTTTGTTTTTGTCGTAATTTTTGTCTAAGTCTGCGGCCTATACTGCAAGCCACTTCTACTAATGTTAATTTTCTTTCTAATCCCTTTAATACGTGTATATAAGAAAACTCAATAATTTCCTTTGCACACATTTCAGATAAAAAACTTGCTG